AAAAGCGGCTGGGGATTGAAGGCATAGATGTCTATGATGACGAACTGGAAAGCCTGATTGAAGCCGCGCTGGCTGACATGAAAGCCTCTGGAGTCCCTGCGGACCTGCTTGAATCAGTTGAGCCGGAAGGCCGGGTGCTGTTGAGTATAACGGCGTATGTCAAAGCCAATTATGGCGATGACCGCACGAACGCCAGCAAGTATATGCAGACATTCCGGGAAATGACCTTCCGGCTCTGCCAGGAAGAGGGTGGGAGCTGATGTGGAATAAAGCAATTTCCTTTTCAGCACCTGCAGTCATAAAAACACCAAGTGGGATCAAGCAGACAGTGGAAGCCTGGGGGGACCCGATCAGGGCGAGTTTCAGGGATACGACACGGGATGATGAGATGGTCGCGAACCAGCTTGGCTATACTGCAGATGTCAATGTAGAGATCCACAAAGCAAATTATGCAGGACAGTCTTATCTGCGGGATGAGTCAACCGGAGATATCTATGATATCCGGAGGACATTCAAGGGAGAACGGTCCATGAGCATCATCCTGACCTGCTCACTCCGGGAACGGGGGAAGGTGGTGCCAAAGGATGGCTAAAGCAACGATCACAGGCTTTAACGAGCTGGAGAGGATGCTGAAAAAGCTGAGATCCCCAGAAAAGATGGCCATTACTGCTGTCGATGCTGCGTCACCGGTGTTGGTGAAATCATTCAAGGCCGCAGTGAATTCTGTGGTTTCGGGGGACGCAACAGGTTCACTGGCTGCATCCATTGAGGCAACGGATGCCAGACAGAATGAACTGGGTGTGTTTTCTGCAGTAAGGCCGACAGGCACGGACAGCAAAGGCGTCAGGAACGGCGCGAAACTGGCCTATCTGGAATATGGTGTAAGGTCACATGGCCAGATGCCGAGACCGGTGAGGCAGACCGCAGTAAACAATGCTGAAGCTGAATGCAGGCGGATTATCCAGAAGACCATCGATGAGGAGGTGGCTAAGTTATGACACTCTTTCAGAAAATCGATACAGCGCTGGATGGTCTCGGCATTCCCGTTGAAGAGGATTTCTTCGGTGACGGACAGAAACAGTATATTACATTCACACTCGCGAGGGATGGAGCTGCGGTAATGGCGGACAACGAGCCTCAGAACGAGGTAGCTGATCTGCAGATCCATTGGTTCCTCCCGCGTGACATCGAGTTTTTCAGTACACAGAAACAGATCCGGAGACGGCTGCTGAATGCAGGCTTTACATGGCCAGTGATAACATCATTAGTCGAACCGGACAATAAAACCAGGCACATCATATTTGAGTGCGAGGTTGAGAACGATGAGGAATTGGAGGTAGACTGATATGGCACATATTGGTATGAAGTATGTAGTAGCCGCTCCGCTCACTGAGGCGAACGGGGCTGCAAGCTGGGCCAATGGTTTTGTGGTGGCAAAGGCCATTGAATTTTCCGGAAATCCGAACAGCAACGATGTGGAGCTCTGGGCCGATGACGGCATTGCAGAAACCGACAAGTCCCTGCAGAACCTGGAAACGTCCCTGAATGTTGATGATCTGTCCCTGAAGGTTCAGGCCGATCTGCTTGGCCATACCTATACGGAGGCTGTTGCTGCAAATCCGGAAGCTACTCCGCCCGTTGCCGAGACACCGGAAGGTATTGTCATCAAAGAAACGGATACCGCTCCTTTCGTAGGCGTGGGCTTCTATAAGCGCCGCAAGAAAAACGGTGTCACGACCTATACTGTGGTTTGGCTGAACAAGGTACAGCACACCAGACCGGCTGAGAATGCTGCAACAAAAGGCGAAACCACTGAGTTCCAGACGGATACCATCGAAGGCAAGTCTTATCCGCTGGTTACCGGAGAGATCTATGAGAAGCATGTTTTCACTACCGAAGCAGCCGCGAAGGCATGGTTGAATGACAAGGCGGACATTTCTGCCTGACAGGAGGAATAAATGAGCGACCTTAATCCGCATGGAGTAAAGGTTTCCGTTGGTGGGGAGGAGCATGAGCTCCTCTTCACTATTTTCGTAATTGATGAGATCCAGAGCAAGATCGGGAGACCGCTGTTCGATGTCATAAACGATGTCACAAGAGCGGTTTATACCGTGGATGATCTTGATGCACTGCGGACATTCCTTTCCGTACTGACGATCCTGATCAATGCGGAAGATGACGGAAAAAGAACTGAGAAGGAACTCGCGAAGAAAATCGTCTGGAACGAAATCACAATACTGGCAAAGGCAGTGGTGGAAGCATTCGGCATTTCCCTGCCTGAGCCTGATGATGAGGATGAAGACGAGGATCCGGAGGATGATGACAGCCCAAAAGCAGAGAACGGAGCGTGAATGTAGCACGGCTCTTATACATCGGAGGACATATATTAAACTATTCGGAGCAGGAGTTATTCCGAATGACACTCCGGAAGTTCTATCTGCTGTATGACGCTTATCTTGAATATAACGGAAAGAAGAAAAAAGAAAGTAATCTTCTGGACATTTTATAGCATCTGTGAGAACAGGTGCTTTTTTGATGCCTATGGGGGTGATGGTATATGGCTAGAAACAAAGTAGGAATCATTTTAGCGGTTGACGGGGAACGGGAGTTCCGGGACGCCATGACCAACGCCGCCAATGCGGCAAAGCAGGTGAAGGCTGAACTTCAGGCGCTGGAAGGTACTTATTCCGGGAATGCAAATTCTCTGGAGGCCCTGACCAAGAAACAGGAACTGCTGGAAAAACAGCAGGGGAAAGTCAAGGCTGCCCTGGAGCAGGCGAAGGCCGGGTATGATAATGCCCAGAAAGCAGTAGAGAAACATCGTGCTGCGCTTGACAACAGCAATCGTGAAGTAGATGAAGCACAGAAAGAACTGGAGCAGCTGAAAAAGACCTATGGAGATGCTTCGGATAAGGTCAAGGAGCAGGAGAGAAAACTTTCCGAGCTGACGAAGACTCAGGAAGAGAACCAGCGTAACCTGACAACTGCAGAAAGCTGTACGCAGAAATGGGCGAAGAAGGTAAGCTCTGCATCGAAAGACGTTCAGAGAAACAGCAAAGCCCTTGAACAGAACGAAAAATATCTGGACGAGGCAAGGGAATCTACAGACCAGTGCGCACATTCCATCGATGGGTATGGGAACCAGGTTCGGGAAGCAACAAAGGAAACAGAGGGCTGGAGCGACTCTCTGAAAACAGGTGTAGGCGTTGCCGCTGCGGATTTCGCGAAAGATGCACTGGGGGAACTTGTCGATAAAGCAAAGGAAGCGGCAGAGTATGTTGTAGATGTAGGATCCTCATTCGAAGCTGGAATGTCTAAGGTGCAGGCTATTTCCGGAGCGTCCGGGAGCAGTATGGAGGCGCTGACTGCGAAAGCAAAGGAATTAGGCGCATCGACAAAATTCTCGGCGTCAGAAGCGGCGGATGCATTTTCGTACATGGCCATGGCCGGCTGGGATACGCAGGACATGCTGGAAGGCATAGACGGTATTCTGAACCTGGCGGCAGCTTCTGGGGAAGATCTGGCGACTACGTCTGATATCGTGACGGATGCTCTGACTGCGATGGGATACTCTGCGGGTGATGCTACACGCCTGGCAGATGTCATGGCTGCAGCTTCGTCGAATGCTAATACGAACGTCGGGCTGATGGGGGCTACATTCCAGTATGCGGCGCCGATCGTAGGGGCCCTTGGTTACAGCATGGAAGATACGGCTGTAGCAATTGGACTTATGGCAAATGCCGGCATCAAGGGCGATAAAGCCGGTACGGCCTTGCGGGCCATGCTCACAAGATTGTCAGCGCCCCCAAAGGAGTGCGCTGCGGAGATGGAACGCCTGGGAATATCCCTGACGGATTCAGAGGGAAACATGAAATCTCTGGATACAGTCATGGGGGATCTGCGGACGGCCTTCGCAGGAATGTCTGAAAGTGAACAGACGGCGGCTTCAAAACACATAGCCGGGGCGAACGCCATGAGCGGCTTGCTGGCAGTAGTGAATGCAGCACCATCTGATTTTGAAAAACTGACGAAAGCAGTTAGGGACTCAGATGGAGCAGCTGCAGACATGGCAAGTACCATGCAGGACAATCTGCAGGGTGATCTGACAACTATGAATTCGGCTCTGGAAGGGCTTGGTATTGCCGCATATGGATATGTCCAGGGACCGCTTCGCAGCACCGTCCAGACCGTGACAGGGTTTCTTTCCGGGATCACGGAAGCCATAACGCCTCAGAAAACAGCGCTGGAAACATTTATAGAAGACATAAATAAGTCTAACGAATCGGTCAAAGCATCGTTGGAAAATGCTCAGGCCGTTCTGACCGATTATGAATCGGATTCCATAAAACTGGATGCCTATGCATCGGTCTTGAAGGAGGTCGCGGGCGCAACAGAAACGACAGAGTTTCAGAAATACCAGATCTCCAAGATTGTGGAAGAGCTGGCGGATGAAATCCCTGAACTTTCCGAAGCCTGGGACGAAGAAGCAGGCGTCCTGCACCTGACAGCCGATGAAGTCGATCGCCTGATGAAGGCATATAGCAATTCGGCAAAACAGGAAGCGTACATAAAAGCCATGAAGGCCGCTTCCGATGCACTGATCGAGTCGGAAATCAGAGTCGCGAAAGCCGATTCCGCTGTAAAAAAAGCGCAGGAAGAACTGAACAAAGCCCGGGAAGAAGGCGCGGAATATGCCGATTATCATGTCAGGATCTCCAAAGACCAGTCAGAAGAACAGGGAAGACTGGTCGGCCAGCTGAACAACGCCATGTCCGCACAGGCTGAGGTAAATCGGCTGCAGCAGCAGGCGCGGGAAGAATATGATCTGACCACCAGAACTTTGGCGGAACTTGGTGCAGAGATTGATGAAAGCGGGAACATCATCGTTTCATCGATGGAAGAAGCTGGAGAATCAGCAGAAGGCCTTGCTGAAGCAGTGGATGAAATTGATCCGGAACAGCTGGAAAAGCTGGAAAAAGCAGCTGAGGATATGCGGACCGGGATCGAGGGATCCATGCAGGGCGCCGTCAGTGTGTTCGACGATTTTGAGGCGAAATCCGCTGATTCTCTGGACACGATCATTACACGTCTTGAAAAACAGAAAGAAGCTATAGACGGCTGGGCCAAAAATATGGAGACGCTGGCAGCCCAGATCGGCGACGGGATGAGCCAGGAATTTTATGATTATCTGGCGCAGCTGGGACCGGAACAGGGTGCAGCATTGGTGCAGCAGCTGGTTGAGTCCATGGAGGCTGGTGACGGGGAGTTTGAAAAAGTCTCCAAAGCGTGGACAGAAGCCATGGATGTGTCCGCGGATGCTGAGAAGATTACAGAAGCGACGCAGGCGGGCAAGGACCTGGCAGATGCATATTCACAGGGTATCACAGAAAACATTGGTCAGGCAGAAGAGGCAGCGGATGCACTCCGCGAAGAAGCTGTACAGCGTCTGGGGACCGGTGAAGCAGCTGCACGGGAACATGGAAAACAGATTGCCGAAAGCTACGAACAGGGCATCGAAGAAGGAATGCAAGCCGTCAATACAGACCAGTACGGTGCTGTCGGAGCCGGAGCCCTGATGCACGCCGACTCCAGTTTCCGGGAAGCTGGCGAAAGTAATATCAAAGCATACGCGGAGGGACAGCAGTCTGCTGGTTCTTATGTTGAAGAAGGCGCGGATGATATAAGCCAGTCAGGATTGGAAGCGATAAATGCGGCCAAGCCTGAGTATAAACAGGCCGGTACAGAGAACACCGAAAGCTATGCCGGCGGGGTAGAAGCAGGAACTTCGGCTGTAGAAACGAAATCGACGGCTGTTGCCTTTGCTGGTATCGGCGCATTGCGGAATCCGGCCGGTTATGCTGCTGTCGGTGGTGAGAATGCTGTTTCAGCAGCTGATGGGATGGAGGATAAAACCAGTGAAGTGTCAGAGTCTGCAGGCGGCCTTGCCTACGGGGGAATATCTGCTATCGTGGCGCAGCAGGGTGGCTACTACTCTGCAGGCCAAAACCTG